ACACAAAGTCTGGGTAGCATTGTAAAGATCATCAAGCAAGAGTGTTTCTTGAAACGGACTTTTGTACAATCTTACAATTGCCCCCACACGTGAAGACCTTTCTGCAGTTGTGACAATGGCGATGTCAGTTGCTGATGTTCAGACAGAGATAGAGAGAGTCACTGCTCTAGCTCTTAAGTACATAACTGACCATAAAGATACTCTGGTGACTTTTGTTGGTCAGATAGAGTACAATGGCTATGATGCTGGAAAGCTCCTTCAAATTTTGAAGAAGAAAGCCGAAGGTAGAGATTTCGGAAAGGATCTCTGTTATCTCTTAGTGATGAGATACACAAGGGGCACTGGCTTCGTCCGGGATGTGAGGAAGAAGATCAAGACTGCAGCTGGAGGAGACACAGCTCATGAGATCGTAACTCATTATGGAGTTGTGCACTCTGTTGGTGATAATGCAGATGCTATCACTCTGGGTAGACTTGCCTCACTATTTCCAGCTGTGTCTATGAACATCGTGAGGAATGTTTCCACAGGTGCTAAGCTAGCAGTTGATTCCTCAGACTTGGGATCATCTGGTCTTGATCTCCTGCTCTGGGACTTTGTTCCTCAGTTCATCACTCTTGACTCCGTGACTGCACCATATTGCTCTGGTAAGGGTATGAATATAATTCTCTTCTCTTTGCATGTTCTCCATGGTGCTCTCACCACAAAGAAGACTATGCCTGATCAAAAGAAGAAGGCACGGAACCTGGTGACTGATTTTGAATTGGTCAAATACACTACAGAACTCTTGGTTATTACTTGTAATGCCAAGAATCTGAAAGCAGAAAAGAAGACTTCATACAGGGAGTCTTTGATGAGACCATTTCAGGAAGGAGCTGGTGATGCCCTAGGCTTCAAGGAAACATTCTGGACTTCACTAGCTAAGGTATCAAACGGTTGCGTTAGGAAAATGAAGAAAGATGCACAAACATACTTATCTGAGAGGACTTCTCTGCTTAAAGTGTTTGTTGACAATTGCAACAAGGCTGAAGCCGAGGTGACAGAAGCAATCAAGGCTTACTTTGTCACTGAATCTTAATGAGTCACAAGCTATTGTCATGAAGCAGTGGGATGTGTAATCTTGGAAGATCTGTGTAAATATGTATATAAGTAGTGAATAATCATATATGTAAATTAAGTTGTTGGGTTAAGGTATTGTTGGTGTGTTAGCTTATTAACTATTTATCTTATGTGTTGCTATAATATTATGTGGCTTTGTTTCAATTGTATTCGTAGTGTGGTTTCTAGATTGATAGCATTTAGAGTAAGATGTAGTTTTTTTAGGTTTATATTCTTAAGTACTGAAACAACAAAAAAATGGCAAAATATATATAAAAATCCAAAAAAATTAGGTTAGGTAAAACCTATCCGACACAATATCCGGATGCTGTGCATAGCACAGATTTATGTTTTTGTGAGCAGTATAGGCTTAGCCTAATGTTTTTTCATGAAGAGAAGAGTATGACCTCTGAGTAATAATGCTTATGAAAGAGGATAGAATCCGAAAGGGATGTGATGACCCATTGACCTACGGTTTGGCTTCTGGCTTGCTAGGGTCATATTCTACATATTTAGTGGTCAGAGGTGGTTTGTTAGAGGCTATCAGATAGCCATGTTTTTTCTTGCTAGGTGATCGATATAGTTTCTTACCGCTAAGTATTTCAAAGCTCTCAATAGTGTGCTCCTTGGATGGAACTATATAAAGTTCAGCTTCAGGAGGAAAACCATGCACACCTTCAACGCGAAATGGCAATCCATCTTTAGCTATCTTACAGAACCAGCATTTAGTTGATGGCTGCCTTGGCTTCAATTCTATAAAATACTCACTATAGGTTGAGACCAAGCAAGTCAAGGGTAGCCTATAGTGGCTAGGTAGATCTCTTTTGTGAGATAGCATCCATATGGCACTTTTGAGGAAGACTGATAAATTCTCAGGATCATCAGGCTTCCTTAACATTTGTAAAAACATGTGCTCATCAAAGCTAGGGTGTCGCTCATTCAAGATGTCAAAGAATAATGATAGAAGATCGATGGGTATAGGTAGATCCCTACATGTCAAGACAATGTTGGATAGCCCATTCTTGCTGAGCAGACTATGACTAGAGACAGGAGCTCCGCTGTAGTACAAGGATATGTTCATATTTCCCTGTTTTGTCACTGTAGTATAAAACAAAGTCACTAAAGTTTTATTTTTCTTATATCTTCGTTTGTTTTTTTATACCCAGGACTTTGTGT